CTCCAACTGGAACTGGAGCTGTAACACCTGATCCACCAGAACCTACTGTAATTGGATAACCTTGAACTGAAACAGGGATTGTTCCTGCTGGACTTGGGAAAGAAGTTCTATGTCCACCAGCTCCTCCACCACCAGCTCCACCTTGTCCTGATCCACCAGCACCGCCGCCAGCAACTACTACATAATCTACTTTGTTTGAACCTGCAGGACCACCTGCGACTGATACACAAAATGTTCCAGGGCCTGTAAATGTATGAACTTTAAAATCTCCTGTAGTGGTAATTGTACCACCAGTAGCTACTATATATTGTGTACTTTGAAGATCAGCTGCTTCAGATGCAGATGTCACTTTCCATCCTTGTGTTCCATCTACATAAACTAATAATACAGATCCTCCTGTTGTAACTATATCAAAGTCATCAGCTTCACCTTGAATATTAGATCCGTTTCTACCAATTGTAATTTTATTTGTGGCAGCTGTATTTGCGTAATCTTTTATACCTACTATATTACCTGCAGATGGTGAACTAGGCAGTGTTACTGTAATTGATCCACTTGTAGTATTTACAAAATAACCATTACCACTTACTGCAGTGAAATTTCCTGTTTTAGCTGTAGTGTCCCAAGTGACCGATCCTATATTTTGGAAAACTCCTTGGTCTAACATTGTAGTTCCGCACGATACTACTCCCATTATGAATCTCCTTCTATCTTAGATAAATTAATTTTGAATTTCTCTCCAGATATATTATTTATCATGAATATATTATCTTTTCCTTCTTGTAAAGTCCAGTTGCCTTTAGTTCCATCTACCATATTACCTTGGTTTTTAGCTTGGTTTGATAAATGTAAATCTCCTGTATATAAATTTCTCCATACATTTCCGGAAGCTCCTAAATCATAAGTATCATTTGCACCCGGTACAATATTTCCTGTAGCAGTTATGCCTCCTGAAGTAACTGCACCAGTAGTAATGTCTCCTAAATCAGCTGTAATATCTACTATATTAGTTCCATCAGAATATAATATTTTATATCCTTTATCTGTAGTAGACCATGTAGCACCTGTTCCAGAACTAGTTTTAAAAGTTACTGTAAAGGCCCCTGTTGTTGCATTTTCTACAAGGTAAGTTTTTTCTATTGAATCTGGAATAACTACATTTACATTAGTAGTAATGGTTCCAGTTAATCTTAAAACTTGATTTTTACCATTAGATAAAACACCATTTGAAAAAGTTAGAGTTGCACCGGTAGTTGCATTTAATCCTACAGCATCATAGCCACCAATTGCTTGCTCAAGAATTAGTAAATTAGTGTTAGTAAACTGTCCCCAAGTTCCTGAGTTTTCTCCAGTTTGTTGTACTGTTAGTTTTAAACTAGCTGATGTTGCGTTCGCCATATTTTAAATTCCTTAAAATTTTATTTTATTCAATTTATTGTTAAAAATCAAGCTACTTCCTGCCAACCTGGAGGGTCAGTAGGAGCGCTCCCTGTGTTAACTTCTGTCCACACTATATTTTTAACAACATTTAATGTCGTTGTCATCTCAATTCCTGTTGGTCTTGCTACTGAATCTGTAGCTGTAGCTTGACCTTCTTGCATTACTAAATCAAAACCAGTTAAATCTGCTAAAGTATTTGCATCTAAAACAGCTGTTCCAAGAGCAGCTGTCATGGCTTGACCAGTTAAATTAACATTTGCATCTCCGCCAATTGTAACAGAGTCTTCTTGCATCGTTAAACTAAAACCAGATGGAGTTGCATTTGCATTAGCTGTAGTAGTGACAGTGCCTAGATTAGCAGACATTGCTATTCCAGTTACACCTTCCGTTACAACATCTGTAAACCCTAGAGCTGTACCTTGAGCAATAGTTAAAGCTTGTCCTGTTACACTAATATTTGCGATACCTGTAGCTGAAACAGAACCTAAATTAGAAGACATTGCGATTCCTGTTGGAAATGCTACAACTCCAGCAAAGATATCAACTGTACCTAGATTAGCAGACATTGCTATTCCAGTAACACCTTCTGTTACAACATCTGTAAATGCTTGAGCTGTTCCTTCATTTAAAGTTAGACTAAGACCTGTTAATCCAACATTAATACTTGATGAACCTGTAGCTGCAAAAGGACTTTCTGCAAAAGCTGTTATACCGAAGGCCATGAGCTACTAAACCTCTTCTAATTTGAACTTATATTTTTTACCTGATTTGTTATTGAATAAATAAAGATCTTCAGCACCCTCTTGAATAGTCCAACTACCTTTGGTACCATCAATAGCATTACCTTCAGATTTTGATTCGTTAGATAAATGTAAATCTCCAGTGTATAAGTTTCTCCAAACATTGTCTGATGCACCTAAGTCGTGACTATCATTAGCTCCTGGTACAACATCTCCAGTTACTGTTAATGTAGATCCATCAAAAGTCATGTTAGCTTCACCATTCATTGCATCAGCACCTGTAGCTGTTACAACTCTATTGTTTGAACCATTAGTCATAAAGTCAGATACGTCTACAGAAACTGCATCTGCTGCAACATCAATACCTGTACCTGCTCCAACATTTAAAGTAGCAGCTCCACTAGTAGCTCCACCTGTCAAACCAGACCCTGCTACAACTGAAGTTATGTCCCCAGTAGTTGGTGTTTCAAAAGTAACTGCACCTGAACCATCTGTAGTTAAAACTTTTCCTGCCGATCCATCTGCAGTAGGTAATGTGTAAGCTGAAAGAGTAAAATTAGATCCATCACCTTGAATAATTTTTCCACTTGTTGTTGCTAATCCAGCAACATCTTGTAGTTGAGCATCTAATCTTGCGTTAGCAACTGTGCCTGAAAGTTGGGAGGCATTTATTGTTTTATTAGTTAGTGTGTCAGTAGAACTAGCTGTAATAGCTCCAGTATCAGATAAAACTTCAGCAGTACTTCTACTTTCTAAACCATTAGCAGTGAAACGAGCATACTCATCATCAGCAACTGAAGAGCTGTCTATTTTTACTGCATTAGTATTAGATATACCAAAAGTTAACGAAGCCTGACCACCTATATCCGAAAGAACTTCACTTGAAGAACGTCCTTCAATCGCTGTACCATCTACTCGTAAGAAATCATTGTCTGCTACACCAGAAGTAAATTTAGGTACATTTGTATTTGATATACCTGTATCTAATACAGCAGCTGTTCCTAATCCTAATGATGTTCTAGCTGTAGCTCCATTTTCTGCAACAAAATTTGAACCATCTCCAACAATAATATTACCATCGGTAACGGCTAAACCTGCAACGTCTTGAAGTTGAGCATCTAATCTTGCGTTTGCAACAGTGCCGCTTGCTAATGCTGTTGCGTTTAATGCTGTTAAGTTAGATCCATTATTTGCAACAATGTTTCCGCTTGAATCTAGTATGACTGCTTTGGATGCAGGAAGGGTACAAAATACATCTTTAGTTCCCGCAGAAAAGTTTACTGCAGAGTCACTATTTGATGATGAGATAACTGTAGTTCTTGCGAGAGTATCTGGTGTTGCATCAGTTACTGTACCTAGGCCTACTTCAAACTCACCATTCTCATTTACTATTGAGTAGTAAGTTGTGTTACTATTTCCAATACCTGCAACAAATGTTTCAAAACCTGCTACTGCACCCGCTAAATTTAGTGTGCCTGTACCAGTAGTAGTCGAGGTTTCTTTAACCCTGTCATTTACGACCAATGCCATTTAAACTCCTATTAGCCAGAGATTCTTAATATAGCTGCTGATGTACTTGCTGCTGGAAATTTTACTGTAAAAGTTCCTGATGTAGCTGTTTTATCTCCTCCAAAATCTAAAACTGCAACTGCTGCATTAGTAACTGCAGAAGATGTGTTGTAGATTAATGCACCTCTAGCTGTCAACGTTACACCTGTGAAAGATAAATCTGCGAAGTCAACGAATGCAACACCTTTACCTGAACCGGTTCCAATGTTTGTACTTTGACCTGTTAATGGATCTCCACCTGCTGCATAAGTACCAGTGTTACTAACTTCGTTAGTTGCACTGTAAGCAGTAGTTGTTGAGTTTAGAGTTGCTGAAGAAGTATAAAGAGCTAATTTAAAAACATCACCACCAGATGATTTAAAATTTGCATCACCTTCCAGTAATTGTTTTTTGAAAGCATTTGCAATTGCTTGTGTTATAGCCATAATTTATCTCCTTATTTATTTCCCAAACGAGGAACACCTGATTGATATTCATCTCGTCTTCGTCTTCCCATTTGTTCTAAAGAGAAGCCTTCCAGCACTTGTTTATACTTTCCTTCGTATAATTGCAAGAGATCATTTGGCCCCTTTAAAAAAGAAAATGCTTCAACTAAGCATGCATACAATAGTCCGTTGGGAAAATACTTACTGATGTATGTTTGAGTATTTGTACTGGATAATCCAGCATCTTTCAAGATATAGTTCAATTGAATTTCAAAAGTTGCATTTGGTGTAGGTGCTAAAACAATAGTATTATTATCCCACATACCATAATATTTTGGAACTCCTGTAGTTTCTTTTGGGTTAAACTCAGACATAAAACTAGGGTCTCTATATTCTAAAAAATCTCTATTATCAGCTGAAGAAGTTCCATCAGAATCTACTATTTGTGCAGATCTAATAACTAATAAATCAGCAGGCATATCGATAAATCTATCATTAGTAACTAAATTGGTTGTTGCGTATCTTCTGTTGTTATCAGAATCTACATCTCTATATATTCTAAACTCTGCATCATTAATAAATCCATTTACAATAGTGCTAGTTAATACAGTGCTATCTACTTCTGTGTAGTCTCTAATTTTTTGTACTAATTCTGAATATGTCATTATGGTGATAGTGTAACCGGACCAGCCGATATACTTCCTCCTCCTATTTTTTCAGTTGCAGTTGCTGTGCCTGAAGCTGTAAATGTATAGTTATTAACATCTGTAACTGTAATTGTAAATCCTGTAGAAACATTAATGTCTGCAGAAGTTATACCTGCACCAGGTTCACCGTCTCTAAATCTAACAACATCTCCTGTAGATCTTCCATGGTTGTCTTCAAATACAGATATGGTTTGAGATCCATTTGTAGTGGACAAAGGATTTAAAGTTAATATTCTTGCAACAGCAGGCTCAACTCTTGCAGGTCTTGCATTTAATAAACCCTGAGGGTCTGCACTGTGTGGTTTTGGTTGTAACTGTGGATGTTTAGCTTCAAACTCTGATATGTGAACTCTTGCACCATTCCATTCTATTACCATTTCAGAATATGGAAATGCTAATCCTGATCTATCAGAAATAAACTGTGCATATTTACCTGAAGAAAGATTTGACATTAAGACTCCGGATAATAAACTTTAGGACTAATATAAGTACTTGATGAGGAGCCGTCCTCTTGTAAAGCTCTTTGTAATTCATCTTCATACAACATCTTTAGCATTTGAACTCTATCAGGTGCATTTTTAATCGCAAGATAGTAAGATAAACCTGCAGTCATACAAGGTACAAATCTATAAGGAACATCAGTTGCATTAGTATAATCACCTACATCTTGTATTCTTTTTACATAATAGTAGTTTAAAAACTTACCTGCTTCACTAGATCCAGGTGTTAAAAATAAAGTAATTGTAACTTTATCTATAAATCTTTGAACAAAATATTGTGATGGTGTTCCGGTAGATGTTTTATTTGATAGTGCTTGATACTGTGATCTGTTTACTTTTGTAAGGGGTGTATCTACATTAGAGTTTCTGTAAGACGCTTCTAATATATCGTCAACACCATAAACAGCTGTAGCACTTGAAGTGCCATCTGATGTTGATCTAAACATTGTATAAGTTGCTTGATCTGCAACTAATGTAATATTATTGTTTGCAACTTCCCAATAGTGTAGGCCTCTATTAGACCATTCTTGAAATAAAATATTAAGAGATCTTCTTGCAGATTTTAATTGGTAACCAGAAAGATTCTGCATACCAATTCTTTCATAGGCTTCTGTAATTACTTCATCAACAGAAAACGTCTTATCAAAAGTTGTAGTTCCGGAAGTAGTGTTAGCCATTTACTCTCCTATTTATCTAAGATGACAGTTACAGTTGAATTTGAAATTGCTGAAATAGTCATTCCACCTTCAAATAAAATTCCGTCTTCTGCTAGATTATAAGAAAATACATCACCTGCTGGTACATCTACTTGAAACTGTGTTACTGAGTTTCCATCTTGTAATGTAACTGAACCTGCAGAACCTGTTGATGCTAAAATAATTCCTCTTAATCTTGTTCTTCCTGCAAAGACTGATGTAGCGTCTGTTTTTCTAACTGCTTTTACGTCTGATTTCATTATCCTGTGTATCCTATTGTTACAGAGTCTGTAGTAGTTAAATCTAAATAGACTCCATTTTTAAATCTTATACCAGAACCAGGAATCATTATATCTAATCCTTCAGAACTAAATTTAGCTTGAAACTCTAAAGAACCTGTACCATCTGTTCCATCGTGTAATTTAACTAAACAGTTAGTACCACCATGAGCTTGAATGTAAGTAACTCTACATGGTCCTAAGTTTGTACTTCCACCAGTAATAGTTTTAAATCTACCATCTGCTGTTAGTGTTGTAAACTTTTGGTCGCTTATAAATGATCCGCCGCCTGCCATAATTATTCTCCGTTAAATTGATGTGGGGCCGAAGCCCCACACTAATTATTTATTACGATTCTTTAGCAAAAGTTCCTCTAACTTGAGTAACTTGCCATGCAGTAGTTCCATCTAATGATGCAATTACAACATAGTCACCTTGTCTTGAAGTAGCTTTTGTATTGATTAAGTCTTTGTCATCTGTTGATGAACCAGCATATGTGATTCCATCAGATGCATTAGGACTGATCGTCATTGTGTTTTGTCCATCAGGCGCATTGTTTGCGAACTTGAATGAGTATCCAACTGCAATTGCAGGTAAAGTGAATACCACACCATCTGTTTCAGAAACAAAAGTTTTTCCTGAATCAGCGTTAGTCACAGTGTAACTTGAAGCTTTAGTTTCAATGTTAACACCTTCTTTACCTTGAAGTACTGGACCTGAAAATGTAGTTTTTGCCATAATTATATCCTCCTAGTTTACAGATCATAGTCTCTAGGCCGTCGACTATACGCGTCTATGATCTTTTGATAATTGTATAGTGATTATTTTATATACTAGATTTGAGTAGAGCGCAAG